CCACCATATCGTTTTTAAGGAGTACCAGCAGGCAGAACGGGTGGCGTGGAACCAATACATCCACCTTATCCCGAAAGAGCTGGTCAAAGAGACCAATAAATCGACGCTTACCATTACCTTCAACTACATTGAGGGTAAGATTAAGCTGCCGCTTTGCCAGGGGTCATGCCGGACCATAGAGGGCGAGCTGATTCATTTTGATGACTGCGACTGTATCGACATTAAGCCCGACTACGGCAAGCCACCGGCTTCAATCACCCTTTTGGGATCAGATAAGGCTGATTCCCACCGTGGAGGTGAGAGCTACGGAATGATCTTCGACGAGTACCAGGACCAGAGCCACGACGGCTGGGACTTCGTCTACCGCCAATTCCTCTATACAACCGGTGGCTGGGCTATCTTCATGGGGACGGCCAAGAGCTCTGACGAATGGATTGAAATGTTGGAGCGGGCCGAGGCAAGCTACGACGACAGTCGAGAACGGGTCAAGAAGGGCGAACCGCTGGAGTTTGGTGACTGGTACTATAGCAAGGCAACCTGGCGGGTAAACCCCCTCATTAAGCCGGAAGTTATCGAAGCCGACCGCAAACAGGCGATGGCTGAAGGAAAGATGGGTGCTTTCTTGCAGGAAACCGAGCTGATACCGTTCTCCCTCCAAGGTGCGGTCTACCCGATGTTTAGCAAGAAGATCCACGTTATTAAGCCGGAACAGGTGCCCGACAAGGGGACCGATTACATCGGACTCGACTTTGGGTTTGCCGAGGGGCACCCGCTGGCCGCAGTCTTCATCCGCATCACTCACGACAACGTGTGGTACCAGTGGGACGAGATCCACGGCACCGGGCTCCAGCTTGACGACGTCATGGGCGAGATCAATACTAAGATGGGTGGGAGGCCTCTGACCGGCATTATTGCCGACTCAGCCCGCCCCGATCTTATTGAGTACCTCCAATCTAAGGGGTACCCCGTCATCCCGGCACCGAAGAAACAGAACTCGGTCCTGTCTGGTATCAACCTCTTTGCCCAGCGGCTTCGACCGAAAATCCAGATTATGGGCGAACCAAAGCCCAACTACTTTGTGACCAATAACTGCGGTAATACCATCTACGACTTCGTCCATTACCGGTATAAAGAGCTCAAGAATGGCCAGGCTCCACAGGAGAACCCAGAGAAACGTTACGACGATACACTAGACGCTATACGGTATGTAGAGTTATTCTTTAAATATGGTAAGCAAAAGGACGAAAAAATTCCTACGAACTCCGTCCTAAAGTCAGCAAATAACTACGGCGTGCTATGATTAGCTAAACGGAAAAAGAAATGGCAACTGAAACAAAAAATTCACCCCAAGAAATAGACCAGTACGAGAGCAAATTCAAGCAGGACTACGAGTCTGATTGGCAGATCCACAAAAACTATATTCAGAGCTTCGACGCGTACGAGGCCATGCTTACGAGCGTGGTCTTTGATAGCGTCTCGGGCCAGGTAGATCACAGCAAGATTACTGACTCCTACGCGACCACCCTTGCCAAGGAGCGAGCTGACCGGGTTATTGCCAAGATGCCAGAGGGCGCCACCGAGCCTATGGGTACGGCCGACATTGGAAAGGCCGCCTTCATGGACATTCTCCGTACGAAGTACATTATGCCCAACGCCAACGCCCAGCACCCGCTGATGGAAAAGTTCAACATGTGGCAGTTCTACTCCAGTGTCTACGGCTACATGCCGATGTTCTACGACTGGAATATCTCACCGAGTGGCTACGTTGGCCCTGACTGTTGGCTCTGGAATCCCCGGGACCTCGTCCCACAGCAGGGGCGAGCTAGTATCTCCGACATGGAGTACGTCACGGCCCTTACGTGGGTGAACAAGTCCTACCTCAAAGACTTGCTTGAGGACGACAACGAAGACTCTGGCTGGGACGAAGAGGCCATCGCTCACCTCCTTGAAATCTGTGACACCAAGACGCCGAACACCGACACCGACCGCGACTCAAAGGTCAACCGCGACCGAATGCCTGGTGGAAGCAATAAGGGGATTTGCCTCGCAACCCGTTACGAAGCCGGAGAGGAGGGTTACTGGACCACCTTTGCCCCTGATTATGGCTATGTCCAGGTTCGCCGCCTCAAGAACCCGCACGAAAACGGTCGGATTCCGTTTGTTGTTAAGTACAGCCAGCCGCTGTTTGATAGCTTCTACGGCCTCGGTGACTTCCAACGGGCTAAGCCGCTCCAGTTCGCTCGTGATGGTCTGACCAACTTCTACTTCGAAGGTATTAAGATGAACTTGGTCCCACCAGTCGTTGCCAACGCCAACGGTGTCGTCAAACACACCCTCGACTACCGCCCAGGGGGCATCATGCTCGAGACGATCCCGAACTCAATTCGCCGCCTTGAGACCTCTACTGCCGGACTGTCGACCTTCCAAGCTGCCCAGTCTAACCTGACCGGATCGCTCCTGAGCCTCTTCGGAAGCCAGAACGCGAGTATCCCGGGTGCTGAGAGTCTCAATCCAAGCCAGGGCAAGACCCCACAGGCAATCTCGATGTTTAATGAGAAAGAGGCTACTCGAGACGGAGCAGAGCGTCGCCACCTTGAAGCGGCGATCGAGCAACTGTTCGACGGCTTCTTCTCTCTTATAGCCAACGTCGGCACCGAAGAAGTCCCGATTACTCTGTTTAGGGACGATATTAAGAGTATCTTTGACGCCGGAATGCAAGATGTTGCCGAGCTCTTCAAGGGCTTCAAGCCAAACGCTAGCATGACTGCCGGGGTGATTAAGATCAAACCGGGCGCGCTCAAGGGGGTAGAGTACCGCTTCCGCATCAACCCGGACAGCACGGCGAAGATCAACAAGGCCGCTCAACTCCAGAGCTTGCTCGACATGATGGACCGCCTCGGCAAGTACCAGAACGTCCTCCAAGACGACCCAACGATCACTATCCACTGGGACAAGATTATGGGTGCCTACAAGGAACTCACTGACATCCCAATGGCCAACGAGTTCATTAGCTTCGATCCTGAAGCCAAGAAGGAAGAGACGCCACCACCAATGAAGAGCCCAATCCAGTTGCCAAACGGCGACATGATTGAGATGGACCAGCTGATCGCCCTGTACGGCCACGCCGACCAGAACGAAACCGACTGGCCAATGAAGCAGCAAATCGCCCAATTACTCGGCTTTGAGGCTACCATGCGTCCACCGACACCATCAGGGAGCGGAATGCTCTTCAACGACCCAAGCCTGGCGGCAAGCGCAGATGCTATAATGCAGCTAGGACAGCCCGCGCCAGCACCGGCAGCGGCACCAACTAAATAAGGAGGACACCTGTGCCAGGACCACAAAACGCTATCTTAGGGGCTAACAGCTCCCCGCTTGACCTACCCGTAAAAGAACAGACGCTTAACGAGGACCGCGCCGACCTGCAGCACGCCGCTCGGTTCAGCCAGAGTCAAGAGTTTGCCCAGCTAAAAGAGCTTGTGGAAGCCAAGATTGCCGCCTGGCAACAGTACGTCCCCGGCCCGAGCAAAGAGATCTTAGCCGGAGACCGTGTGGACATTAACCAGCTCAGCAATGAGGAGCGTGGCTATCGCTGGCTGGCAGCCGACTACGTGATTACCGAGCTTCGAAGCATTATTGGCGCCTACGAACAGGCTGCAGAACTCCTTAAAGATGAGACTACCAAGTAAAGACGAGCTCGAGATGTACGCCCGCTGGGGCGTTGAGGCACCGAGTCACGATGCCCACGGGACGATTGAAGAGATACGAGAGAGAATGGAGCGAGTAAAGGCTTCCAAGTGGTATATGGAGGGGAATGAGCTCGTAGCCGAGACCGACCATGGTCCGGTTCGCCAGCGCATCTCAACAGATTACATTTTGGTTGGTGTAGATAAAAATAACTTGCCAGTACTAAGGAAGGTGATATAATCCAGATTAAGAGGAGTCGCCCGGGCCTCGCCGCAAGGTGAACGTGGGCTGTAAAATAAAACAATTACGAGCGGAGCCGACCGAGCCGCCAAACAAAATCGTGGTCAGTAAAACAAAAGGGGGACAGATATGTCAGATGTAGACAAAGAGCTCGACAAAAAGGAAGACGAGGAGCTAGACCTCGAGGACCAAGAGCAGGAAGACCTACAAGACGACGCTGAGAATCAAGACGAGGACCAGCAGGACGATGAGCAAGAAGAAGCCGATGACGATGACACTCGTGACGACTCCGACGAGGAGGAAGAAGAGAGGAAACCGTCAAGGCGTGAACAGCTACGAATCCAGCAACTTCTCTCGAAGATGAAAGAGGACGAGCCCTCTCCCAAGAAAGCTCAAAAGGCCGAAGATACAACCGTATTTGATGAAGATGACTCAGAATCAGATGCCAAGTACCAAAAGGACCTAGATAGCGTTTACCGTTTCAGCAAATTTGAAACGCGACTAGAAGTAGACGCTCCCCGTGTTGAGGCTAAATACTCGCAACTTGACAAGGACTCTGACGACTTCAACCCCGTACTGGCAGACACCATAAACCGAATGTACCTTTCATTCGTAGGTTTCGACCCAAAGAATCGTAGTGTTCGCACAGCCGACATCCGGTATGCAGAATACGTCGAATCAGTGTACGAGCTGGCAAGTGAAATTGCCGGTGAAACAGTTGAACGAACCACGACCAATCTCAGGAAGCAAGCTAGCAAGACCGGTGTTCGCCCTGGTGGCGGTGCGCCAAAACGGCTGAACCTCAACAAAGCGCCTTCCGAAATGACTGACGAGGAACTGGAAGCAGTTATCAACTCAGCCATCCCAAAGAAGCGCTAGCCCCTTTACTAGCTTTCTAAAAACAAAACAAGGAATTTACTCCCATGGCTACTACTGGCTCAAACGTAACTCGTTCGATTGCCCAGACTGCACAATACGTCCAAGAAAAATGGACTCGTGAAGTACAGCAACCGTTCGACAAGGTACTCCAAGCTGCTAAATTGGTCCAAGACCGAAGCGGCCTCGTTCCTGACGGTGACGTCTTTT